CGCTGGTGTTGAAAAATGGGTACTCAGTGACTGCGTTGACAGTAGTTGCCGTCAGGTACTGAATGATCCTGGCGCGGCCCTGTGGGTAGGCATTGATGTACTGGCCGACACTGCCCGCACTGAATGCGGAGTTCTGAGAGGTCAACAGCACATTGCCTGACACCGCGCTTGGCGTTAGGTGTCCAGCTGTTGGCGTCGTCACCGTCATCGTGAATGGGTGCTTGGGGATGCTGGAGAACGTATAGGAGCTGATCGTCCAGTCCGCATTGGTCGCACCGCGCACCAGCTTCACAGGAGCCAGGTCAGGGTGGACGATGAACATCGTGTCGGCCGACTGCGTCCAGTTCAGCTCAGACAGCATCGCGCTGGTGATGCTGGTGGCCAGGTAGGCGTTGGCACCACCGTTGATCGCAGTGATCTGCACGCCGTCCTTGAAGACGTACATGCGCTGGTGAACGAAGCACAGCATGTAGCTGTCGTCCACGTTGAACTCAAACGGCACCAGGCGAACGCCATCGGCTGCAGAGCTGGGCAGCTCCGCGATGTGCTTCAGACCAGGACGGCGACGAAGGCCACCCTGCGGCTGAATCACCACGTTGGTCGCCTTGGCCAGTGCGTTGTTGTACTGGGCAAGATCGATGCGGGCACGCAGCAGCGGGTCTAACTCGCCAGAGCTGAAGTTGGTTTGGATGTCAACAAAACGTGGCATCAGCCCCTCACTGCGATAAGGCTGAAGTCTTCGATCACACGGGTTGGAGTGCCCTGGCCATCGATGTTCATCGCAGTGCGCATGAAGCCACCGCGGCCATTCTCACCAGGGCCGCCGACAGCAACGCCTTGCCAGTAGCTGGCGCGGTCAGACTGCTCGGTGATCGGCATCGCCAGGTGCCAGGCCATCATGTACTTGAGCAGCTGCACGAAGTACTGAGGCATGGCGAACTCGCCAACGCTGTACTGGTAGTCCAGGTACACAGCGGGCAGATTGGTCAGGAGCTTGTCGCCTTGAATCTCCCAGTCCTTGTTGACTGGGGCACCTGCATTCGGGCTGGCATAGGCAGCGCGAACAGTTCCAAGACGGTCGCCTGGCAGCTGATACTCATAGCGCCAGACAGAATTTGGGGTGGTGATCAGCCGTGCGAGCTGAACCTTTTTGGTGTTGAACGTCCACGGGTAGGTGGTCAACACGGTGTCGCGGATGTCGGGGTACAGACGGTCGCAGACGCTGGCCGCGTCAGTGCCATCGTTGAACGATGTGATTGACTTTGCACCCAGCATCAGCAGGGCATCGGAGCAGATAGAAACGCCAGTGTCGCCAGCAGCCATGTGAACCTCTCAATGTGAGAAGGGCCGACCTCCGAGAGTTCCCGAAAGTCGGCCCACCTAACCGAACAGTGACTGATTAGTCGCCGTCTGTATTGGCCAAAGTGGTGCCGTCGTTCACGTCAACCACGCCAGAGGCGTTGGACAGAACGTAGACCAAAGTGGCGACTGCGGTGGAGCCAGTGCTGGTCACGCAGTAAATCAAGTCACCAACTTCCAGAACGGAAGCCAACTCGTTGAAGTAGCCGCTTGTATTGACATCAGCGATTGCATCAGCCGTCTTGTAAGCGTAGATGGAAGGCGCAGAGCCACGCTTGGAAGCGTTGACTGTGGCGAGGCCGGTCTTAGAAAATGCCATGATTCTTACTCCTTAGTTGATCAAGATTCGCGGCAAGTGATTTTCACGATACCTTCGGCGTCGATGGCAGTAGAGCCAGCGCTGAAAATCTCGTTAACCAACCAGCTGGTCTTCTCAGGGATGTAGTTGATCTCGCTGCGCATCGCAATGCCTTCACCGTAGCCGATGGCGGCTTTGTGGAAAGCGTAGACAACACGGTCGCTAGAGCCGTCGATGGCCAGACCACCTTCATCACGGTCGCCCATGACGTGGAAGTTGAAGCCCAAGAACGTGTTGATCTCACCCTGCACCAACGCTTTGACGCTGTTGAAGTCAGAAGAAGTCACAGCAGTCTCAGCCAGCAACGCATCCAAGCTGTTCGCGTGAATGACGATGTGACGGTCTTGCGATGGCACGTTCTTCGTGTTCAAGGCTTTGGCAGCAGCGCGGAGCTTGGCCACGTTCAAGTTGGTGTTAGAACCACCAACGCTGTTGGCGACGGTGCCAGTGCCAGAAGCAGCAGCGAGTGCGTCGATGATCATCTGGTCTTGACGACGGCCCATGGCTTCGGCAACCAGTTGCACCAACTCTTGACGCTCGTCAAAGTTGACTTTCGCCTGGCTGAAGATGTCGCTGTACTCAGCTGCATTCCAGTCGGCCAGAGTCAGAGTGACTTGGCTGAAACCGGCGTTCAGAGGAGTGACATCAGTTTGCGGAATACGGGGGCTTGCGACACCGCGACCGACTTTTGTGAATTTGACAGTGGAGCCTTCGACACCACGACGCGAACGAACCGCACCAACCAGCATTGCTTTGCCCTGGTAGGCTTGTTTCACTTCCGCATCGAAGAGCGTCACAAAGGCGTTAGAAAGAGAAACGCTCATTTGGATTACCTCAATGGTTTGTTGAACAGGGTTTAGCGCTCTGGTTAGCCTGTGAAACAGGGCCGTTGCTTGCTGCTTACGTCAGCCACTCGTCTGTATCCACAGCGGTAAGGGCCGCGACGACCGAGAACTCCCAATCCATGCGTATTGATTAGGTTATTTCCAGGAAGTTCCAGGCTGCATTC